ACACATTCATCGATCCCACCGTGATTGTTGTACTTGACACGGATTTCGGGAACCATCAGTTCACCTCCAACATGAACTTCATCGTGTTCACGTCACCATACTGTGAGCCTGCACCGAAGGCGAGCCAGTGCATCAGATGCCGCGTTGCATCACGTCCATGATCCTTGCCACGTGCGTAGATACCCTTCGCCTTTAGCTTGTCGTTGTTCCAGAATGCCTTGCCTGTGGCGGCACTCTGCTTGGTGAACCCGACGTTGGGTTCGTACCTCTCTTTGTACAGTTCGATGATGCCGATCAGCTTGACGGGTGTGAGGTCGAGTCCCGCACGTGCTGCATTCCGATACGAGAAGTCCTCGTAGATCACATGGACGGGCATGTTCTCGCTCTCGCCTGCAATCCAGTTGTCAAGCATCTCGTACATGTCGCCCATCGACCACTCCTGCTGACCGCACTCGATCGTGAGTTCGTTCGCATTCACATCGAGATAGCCCATCGCGTAGCCGGTGGTGCCTCCGGGGTCGATCGCCAGCGCCCTCACGAGCGTTCTCTCCGCAGGCTCTCCCGCTCAGCCGCAGCCCGGATATACGCGAGTCCCGGCGGCTCTTCGGGTGCCCGGAGAAGCTGCTCAGCGAGCGGAGGGAAGACCACGGAAAGTACGTGATCGGCGGCTCGGCAGACCGGAGTCCCACCGCTCACAGATCGTAGGATTTCTTGTCCAACCGCTTGTGGATCGCGTTGATCCCGTTTCATGACCATCCCTCGCTTGTCTCTGTCATACGTCGTTCGATCCGTGAGAGCATATCGTTGACCTTCTTTAGCTTACGCTTGCACTTCTCGATTTCCTTGCGGTTGTATTCCTGATTCTCCTGATGAGCATACTCTAGATCGAAGATGGCATCTACCATCTCCATCTCTACGTCGACACCCGCGAGTACCCACGCCCCGTGGCGCGTTTCGAGAATCTTCTGAGTCGATGTCATGATTTGATTCCCTCGACCCACGCCACAGATAGTGCCGCCAGTTGGATCAGTTCGGTACGTATGTCACCACCACCATCACTCACGAGCATGCGATTATGGAGCATGGCCTTCCCAATCTCACCTAGCTCTTCTGCGAGACATGCAAGCTTCTCACCATCATCCATCAGTCTGTCGTTGAGTGTGTGGCGAAACTTGCCTTCCCGTTTCAGCGTGTCCTGTCGTACACGTTCCTTCGCAACTTCATTCAATACGTGTTCTGTTGTCATCCTTGCTCCTTGATTCCCATTATTTCGCTTCACCCCATGTCGGGCCGACGCCCACCTCTGCCTTGAAGGGCAGCGTCCAGCCTAGTTCGTTGTGTGCTGTCTCTGACATCACTTGCTCTACGATGGTGGAGTACTCTTCGACGTAGTTTTCATCAACGTCCGCAACGATGGAGTCATGGACGAGAATGCCAATGCTAGCTCTCCGCGCGTCAGTCTCTCGGCCCACTCTGATCGCAGATCGGAGGGTAAGGTCAGACGCTGTGGATTGCGGGAAGAAGTTGATCGCTTCTCGTACTGCCGCGTCAAAGTTCTCTCTAGTAAGTAGATGGAAGCGGCGCTTACGCCCAAATGGTGAGACACACGGCTTATGTGCCTTGACTTGCTTGCGGATTTCATTGTGCCACTCTCCTACTCCTGTGAAGGTGCGCCATACCCATTCGATGTAGGGTCGTGCTTGATCGACGGGGATACCATGCTTCTCTTGGAACGTCTCTGCCGACTGAAGATAGAAGACACCGAAGTTGACATTCTTCGACGTAGAGTACTGCTCTCCTGTATAGTCGGTACCGAAGAACTTGCTCGCGGTCTCCTTGTGTAGTGAGAGGTCGTTAGCGTAAATCCGTGTGAGTTCGGTATCCCCGGAGAATTGCGCAATGCAACGAAGTTCAGCCTGTGAATAGTCCGCCTGTACGATAGACCGCCCCGGAGAAGCGACGAAGAGCTTTCGGATGTCAGGTAGACCTTCCTTCGGCCGAGTGATATTCTGTAGATTCGGTCGCGACGATGACAACCTTCCGCTGTTTGTCCCGTGAAGGTTGAGAGACGTGTGAATCCGAAGCTCATCGCTTTCCTCCGCTCTCTTCGTTAGACCGACGAGATACGTACCGTCCTGCTTCTTCAGCTTCTGGAATCGGTCGTACGTCTCGGTGAAGTTGATGAAGAAGTTGCGACGTTCATCAGCGTCCTCGGCGGGAACGATCTTTACAAGCTGCCCCGTACGCTGCTGCACTGTGTCGCCCTTGAACCGGAACCGACCGGCAAGAATCTCCTTGCGTGCTGACTCATCGATCGACCGCTCGGGATGCTGCATCGTCTCTGTGGGCCGTCGCTTCTGCATCGCGTGCTGGATGCCCCACTTGTCGTAGAAGAGCGCGGCCATCTGCTTGACACTCGTCGGCATGAGGATCGGACTGTCGACAAGCTGTCGCATCTCCCCGATCAGTTCGTCTAGCTCCGGGCCAACCTCGAACTCATGCAAGTCCATCGCTGTGTCGGCATCGTAGAGCATGCCGTTCATCTCGACACCCGTTAGGAACTCATTGCCTTCCAGTAGTAGGTGTCGATACGGCAGGACAACATTGTCCTTCTCTGCGAGAGGGTACTGATGCGCAAAGAGTTGGAATGTGCCACCCACGTCCAAGCCTGCGTAGCTGTAGAACTCGTCATAGTCCTCCACTACTCCGGTTTTCTTGGCCCGCTCGACAGCATCAGATGTATAAACCGGCCAAGCGAAAGTATCCATAAGAAGGTAATCAAGTCCATGAATCCCAATTCGCTCATCAGTCCCTGATCGCTCGTCAAGGGCATAAGATAGAAGCATGGTGTCATGATCTACTCGGGCGTTGATGCCGTATGTGTGTCGGAGGATTTTGGTATCGAACTTCCCACCATGCCAGACAAATTGATGCTCGGTGGATTCGAGAAAGGATCGAAGATGATCGTCAATGAAATGTCGATCATCGAAGAGTCCTTCGCGCTCTCCAAGAACGATGGCATCAGTTCCTCTAACACTGAATTGAATTGAGATGAGACTTGCTCTATGAGTGAGTCCTCCCCGTGATTCAATGTCGGCAGCAATAACATCTCCTTCTTCACGGAGGCGCGTAAGACACCGAATGGCATCGTCTCTCCCTTCTATTATCTCGACCTTCGGAAATGTAGGCGGGGGCAATGGATCGAATGCCCTCTTGAAGTCCTTCTTCAGATTGGGGAACTTGCTATCGTCCTTCAGGACTACCGCAGGATTGTTCGTGGCGACAACCACTCTTCCATTTTGGGCGTGTCGCACGCCACGATAACGATCGATGCTCCCTGATCCAAGTAGAACGCCAACCGCCTCTCGACCGCATGCCACCACTGTGTCGATCCCCCGTAGTTCGTGATCAAGACGGGGAGCGCATGCTTTGATAGCGTCTCTCGGCACTGCTCCATCGGGGGCAACGCAGAGAATGGTATTGGTAAGAAGCACCTCATCGCGCTTCACCCCATTCATGTTGAGTAGGAAGTCAACGATCTGTCCCGATCCCTGACGTGACGCCATCGGCTCGCCAGCCTGTACTTCCGCACGTCCCGGCGATCGTGAGACGATGGCACCTTTTACGTTCATGCGGGGCTTCCGCGATGGCACCATCGGTGCGTCCTTCAACGGACAGTTGTTGCAGTCAGCGTGCGGTGCTTTGGGCATCAGTCATTCCTCTCGACTGACAAATCCCGTACAATCACAGTCGCTGAAGTCATCATTGGCTGAGACACAGTAACCGTAGGGCTTGTCCTTTATTGATATCTCATGCACGCCCCGGTTATGACCGCATCGAGCACACAGGGGGTTGGACTCGATACCACTGATATCTTCATCTGTGGGGAACTGACGATAGTGCGCTTCCACCAACCACTCATCGACAGACTTGATCGGCATCTTCAACACATTGGCAATGTGCAGTTCGAGCATCGCACCCTTCGACGCACCGAAGCCGGGGAGAAACGCAACCCCCTCACATATGAGTAGTTGCTTGATACCGAGACGTAGCCACTCGATGTAGTCTTCGTCGTTGGGGTTCTCGTTCGTAGCAGGATTCTCCGTCTCGTACTGCACCAGTGTCAGTTTCTTCTCTGCGTCATTAAACGCGGGATAGTTCATCTCGGGTAGGCCGGACATCGGCCCTGCGATGTAGAGCTTCATCAGATGTCGATGTTGGGCTTGATGACAACGCCGCGCGTAAGCTCGGCACGAATCGCCTCACTGCGACCCTTCTTGATCACTTCGATCAGCTTGGCCCACTCGTCGTTCCATGTCTCCACGACGTATAGCTTGTACTCGTCGTCGCTCATCCCCAACTTCTCCTTGATGATGCGCTCATGAGTCAGCGCCACGATGTGATGCTGGAACTCATCATCGTTCATACGGTACCCCGACCGTGGCCCGACGGTTGCCCCCGCCGCCATCGCTGCACGGTTCAACTCTTCTGTGCGTGCGTTGGCCTTCTTCAGTCTCTCGCTGATTGTTGCTCCCTGTGCCATGTTATTCCTTTCCTATGTCCCACCAATAGGTGACTTTGCATTCGCTCGCACCCCATCCTCGTCCGTGGCGGCAGGTGTTCTCTCGGCTCACGAAAGCGGAGATGCCGAACGCGACGAGGGCTACGACGATTGCGAGCACTATCCATCTCATTCCGTCGCTCCGGGGCTGTCAGCACGATGCTTTCGGATTGCGACCAGCACGGCGTTCTCAATGAACTCAACCGCAACCGCGTCGTTGCGGTAATCGTCCGGGTCTTCCAGCGGCCAGAATCCTTCGTCGCCGCAGAAGCAATCAGCAGGATGGTCGTAGCCGAGAACCTCGCTGCACACGTGGGCTTGGAGCGCACACAGTCGCCGGATGATGGCGTGGGCGGCGGGAACGTCGCGCGGATTGGCTACCGCGTTCATTCCGCCGCTCCTGGGCTGTCAGCGAACCGGGCGAGCGCGGCACGGACGGAATCCTTCTGCTCGTCCGAAATAGGCAGGAGGTAGTACGTCCAGAGCAGATTCGCCGCGTCCACGAGCGCCTGCACGTCGGCCAGGGCATCTCGTCCGTCCGTATAACCACGATGCTCCTTGACGATCCTGGCGAGCACGTCGAGCGGGTTCACGACTCCTCCCCAGCGAACCGGGCGAGCGCGGCAGCGAGTTCTGAGCCGTGCCATTCGCAGTGAATCTCGTCGGTTCCGAACGGATAGACGATGTGCCTGGCCGCGTCCACGAGCGCCCCGACGGACACCAGGGCTTCGGTTGCGTCTCTCGGCGTGACGTGCCACATTCTCTCGTCGCGCGTCCAGTCGTTCGCGACCTCGCGTAGCACGTCGAGCGGATTGTTCATGTTATCTCCCAATCGGTGTGTAGGTACGGGCACGACCAGCGACTTGTACGCTGATCATCATGCGCTGTATCAGGGTCTCTTCGATCACTTGCATTTGCTTCGCGTTCAGTCTATGGCGTCTCATCACGTCGCCACGGAGGATACCGGGGAACTGCTCAATCGTGCGGTACACAGACATGAGGTGTGACTCTTCGCCTGTAACACCGCTGTTCCTAACCAAGTCCACAGCGTGCTTGCCCCACCGCTCGATGTAATACGCGGCCGACAGCAGATCGTTCATGTTGGCCTTGATCGTGTAGTCCTTTGGTTCCTGCCGTGCCCCTGCGAAGAGCATCGCCAGCTTCATCAGACTGACGAACATCCGTGAGAACATCGGCAGTGCCTTAGCTCTCTCGGGTGAGTCGTCCGCAGCCTTGATCATCTGCGTCTCGATCGTTGCCACTCTCTCCCACATCTTGTCGGTGAACTCGACCATGATATCGGGAGTCGTCATGATCTTCTCGCCAGTCGGAATCTCCGTCATGATCGACACATCCGTGTAGTTCTCGAAGAACGCTTGGAACGTAGATGCCAGTGCCTGTCTCTTCTGTGTGTCGACCTGCATCGGTGGGCCGGTCGGACGGATGCGAGCTACATCACCGTGTCCACGCATGATGAGAAAGCGTGGGATGAAGCCTGATGAAAAGTACGACTCGTTGATCAGACTGTACATCTTGTCTGGGACACCGCCGCCGAAGAAGATGAAGATCGGTTCACTGATCGTGAACGTCTCCTTGCGTAGCTTGCGAGTCATGTACTTCGGCACGTCGTACATCTTGGTCATAGCTTCAGGCATGCCTGCCAGGTAGTCCTTCTTCTGCATCGCGTCGAACAGACCGGACACCTCATCACGGTAGAAGATGCTGACCATCTTCGGACGTAGCGCGAGTTCCGAGATGAGACCTTCAACGGTCGCATCAGATGCTACGACTAGCTCTCGCTGGATATCGAGGATGAAGTCTATCCCCATGTCCATCGCAGTCGTCTTACGTGTGAGCGTCGACTCACCGAGGATCATCGCCCACAGATTCGGGACGATCGCCTGTGGCCGTGATGTCTGCAAGCGGAGCGTCGTTGACATGAGTGCGGACATTACCATCGCACAGGTGATTTCGTGGAAGTCCGGCACCGCGTCGGTGGCCGACGTAGCCCACTCCATGTAGTCATCAATCAGTGTTGGTTTCAGGTTCTCCTGTTCCCTCTGTGAGAGAAGCGATGGCATCGCGAGATACCGATGATCCTGAAGCAGCTTCTCTACAGACTTGCGTTCAAGCTCGGCCTTCAGTACCTCACGCCACAGATGTGAGTCAGGCCGTCCGTCCCGCTCGTACTTGTTCGACTTCGCGTGCTTGGCTACGACGAATGCTTCTTCTGCACTCATGTTTAGCTCGAAGCAGATGAGTAGCAACCGCCACAGTTGGGCCGACCAATCCTCTGTGGGTTCTTCCGAGAAGTAGCGAGCGAAGCTAGAGCCTACGCCCATCTGATTCATCGCGTCCTGATACCGATAGATGATCATCTCGACTTCGGGCAGATCACTAAGCTCAGGGACGTTCAGATCGGGGATGTCGACGTACCCGTCCGGTTGCGGAAGGGCATCGAAGATGCGTGTGTCGATCGCACCCTCGACGGATGCGATCAGTCGGACTACTGGCGCTTCGTTTGTGAGGTACTTGAAGTTGTACGTACCCGGTACACGAAACAACTGTGTCAGGTCGTGACCACTCTTGTCTGCACCGTTTGTCGAATACTTGTACGCGATGCGCTTGCTGTAGTTCTCGGCTACGAGAGGATCAACCTTGCGATCCAACCGCCAGAATGCTTGATACCGATCGGGTGACGACTCGATCACGCACTGTGGCGGAATCTCTACCTCGTTCGGGTTGCATGTATCAAGATCGGCCCATACGAGGTTCTGTGGAATCGCGTTGTCCTTCTTACGTCGAGCAGCAGAGAGGACGTTCACCCCAAAGTATACGTTGTGTGTAGGTGTGACCTTCTCGATATGCTCGACCATCGCATCACGATCGTCAGGCCAGTTGAAGAACTTCTCACCGAACGTGTCACGTCTGGCTGGCGGTCGTGTCGTTGCGATACACACGTAGCCCACGTCGTTCGAGAACATGTACTCGAAGAACTGCGTCAGTTGTGCTTTCTCCATCGTGGGCATGAGAAGACGCGAAAGCCCCGCCCGATTGGACGGGGCTTCCATACGTCCTTTCGACTAGCGGAGGCCCGATCCTGCGCCTGCCGCTGCCCCTGCTGCGTCACCAGCAGTACCGGCGGGCTTGAAGCCCTCGATGTCATTCGAGAATCCGGTGCTATTGCGAGCATCGGACTTCTTGCGCACGACGGCGACGACCTGAGTACCGACAAGCGACTCAGCATCGGGCATCTTGTAGCCCTTCTTCTGCCAGTCCTCACCGATCGCGTTCAGAAGGTTCGCCATCGCGTTCTTCATGCGCTGCGCCTTGCCCTTGTCGTAGTCGGCAGGCGGAACGAACAGCTTCGCCCATCCCGCATACTTTCCACCGACGCTCTCGCCGTCGACATCCGCCTCACCCTCGTTGACACGGATACCGAGATTGAGATACGGCGTACCATGCGGGAGCTTGCCAGTGCCATCGACGTTGTTCGTCGCCTTCCACTCGGCCTTGGCGATATGACACTCGTAGGTTCCCGACGGAATCGCGGGGAAGCCAACGGCATCGGGGTCGGCACCAGTCAGATCAAGGGTGCCATCGAACTGTACGTCAGACATACCTCTCCTTCTTCGGTTAATTCGTAGCCTGTAGCTTGTCCCACAATGACGGAATCGTGGGGTCTACCTCGATTGCCTCGAATGCGCCTGTGCGATCCTTCGCAACCGTCGTCTCAGTCCGTACGAACTGCATCTTGCGCGTGATTACATCACCATCCCTCTCGGCCCAATAGTAGCCAACGATGTCGAAGAAGCCTGGGGCTAGCTTCTTCATCTGACCTGTGAGCTTAGGCTCGTAGGTCAAGCGCATGTTGTTGTCACGCTCTGTGTTGGTGTGACACGTGAAGATCGTGTTGCACGGAAGATCACGATACACACGGATGATGTCGCGCATGTGACTGAGCGACTTGCCGTATGCACGCTGATCGGGGATGTCGGGGTCAAGGTTGTCATTCAACCGTGCCATGCCTGCGGCAATGTCGGCAAGGTCAAGTGACTGAAACTCGGAGAACGTGTCGATGGCAACGGTACCGTAGGGGAACCGTGAACCATCTGTGGGAATCGCGTTCTTCAAGTCCTTGTAGAGATTGACAAGATCGATGAACTTGCGGACGGGCACCACGTCGATGTCCTGTCGCTTGCGTAGCGTCGACACACCGCCGTCTACATCAGCGATCAGTACTGGCGATGTCAACGGATGATCAGCGGCAGTACCGATCAGGTGTGTCTTGCCGACACCCGTCTCACCGTGGATCATGGAGTTGAACCAGTTGATCGCTGCCGCAGGCGGCTTCGCATCGATCCGTTCACGAAGCTTCGTCAGTTCTTCAGACGGCTTCGCTTTCGTTGCTGTGGGGGGTATCTGTCTCACCCCCCTCGACAACCTTTGCCACTAGCTCAGCCTGATACGACGGCACGATCACGTCGAACTCATAGCGGGAGATGTCCCCCATCGGATCTGCCATCCGTCCGAATTCTTCAAGCATCTTCATTTGCCTTGTCCCAATCTCCGAAGTATCTATCGCGCACGGCGATGACATCAGCCTTGTTCTTGTGTCCCTCTGATGTCATGAGGATTTCGCCGTTGGCTCCCGACAATCGCAGGAACCATTCTCCGGTCAGTTGATTACCGAAGACGAACGTCTTGCCCCTATGTTCAGGCACCACTCTCATCACTCTCCTGATCTTGCGTTGACAACATAAGACTCACGAGAGAGTGCCAATGTGCGACCCGATAGGTTCGCTTGACTAGCCACAGTGTGCGCCACGTGCGGCGCTTCTCCCGTGTGTAGTAGTCAGGTCTCCCCACCGATAGCATCTCTGCCATCCGCTCACTAGCATGTCTGAAGACGATACTCGCCATCATCGATCCCTGTTGGGTTCGTAGGCGTCAGCCAACATGCCTTGCCAGTCGCTACCGTCGTTCGCTGCAAGGCATGGCGCTCGGAACGCACAGCCTGTGCAGAGCCAGTTGCCCGAAGGGTTCGGATATACAGCTGTCTCGGGGTTCAGCATCTCCTTCGCAGTCGCGATCAAGTCGCGCTCGAAGTTGTCAATCTCGTACGTGTTGCGACCGCCCTCTTTGCGGATGACAAACAGATCATCACCCTGTTCGATAAGATAGGTCATGTACGTCTGTGCTTCGGGCTTGTCCACGAACCACGCCTGTAGCTCGGGATCGGCAATCAGTGCCTTCTCGAACAAGTCAGCATTCGTACCCTGCTGCTTGTCGAGCGACAGCTTCCCATTCTTCAGCACGTTCGGTGGCTTCGGGTAGTTCTTACGGAGTGCTGTGTAGAGATACCGATCGACGGTGCCGCCAGACCACGGAAGGTCTGTCATCTGTGACTCACGGATCGAGGCCCACATGTACTGCGTGACTTGCTCGTCGTTCTCTAGCTTGACGAAGTAGTTCTCGTCAATCTTGGCCGCAGTCTTGTAGTCGTTGATGCCGTACTTGTCCCACTCGGGCCAGTAGAGAACTGCATCTCTCTTTCCTCTTGCGTGAACTTCAAGACTCTTGCCGTAGTTGGGTGAGTCCTCACGCATATCAACTGCCTCAAAACCAAGAGGAACAGAAAACACTGACTCAGCGGCAACAACAACGAAGTCGTCATTCTTCTCTGCCCACTCCTTGTAGAAGTTCATCATGCCGATACCAAGCTCACGATGAGCCTCGAAGTCATCCTGCACAACCTCGATGTTCGGCAACAGATGACGCAGACCCTTGATCTTCCACGTACCTTCGACTCGCATGCCGTCCAACTCCTTCGGCATGTTGGCATTCACGAAGTCGACTACATCATCCTCGACCATCTTCTGAGGACGGATGTCGTACGTGCGATCAAGCCACTCTTCAGTGACGATGCCGCCGTTCCACTGATAGTCGTACCATGTCTTGAACGACTCGACGGGATCACGTTGTAGCATCGGATCATAGTACATCTCCAATGCGTAGTGAATCCCGGTACCGAACCAAAGCTCCATCTTCACACCGTGAAGGTCAACACGACGACGCAAGTTGTTGCGTGCCGGTGATGTCCAATCCCAATAGCGTCGGCAGCGTTTGTATGCAGCTACATCCGAAGCGTGGATCGGGATGATGTCCCATTTGGATGGGACTTTCATCGGTTGGGTAACTATCCCTGTTTCCATTGCGAGTGCCATCACTCTCTGGATAGTGGGGAAGTGGGGGGAGCTACCCCCCATCCCCTAGTGGCCTGGCCGAACTCTGGACTCTACTAGGTTCCGGCCTCGAAGTCAAGCTCCCTCGGGCAGCCGTGGCACACCTTGAAATCGTTTGGAATGTCATTTCCGTACTTGTCGAGACAGCACACAGATGTGATGGGTGCTGTCCGTAGCGTCATGCCGTCCACTCGACAAGACGTGCATCGACCCGTTGCATCGAAGCCCCCAAAGTCCTCATACCGCTTGCACTGTCTGCATCTCTGCCGGTTGATCGGGCCTCGCTTTCCTACGATGGGTAGCTTCCCGTCCGCCTCTAGCTCATTGAAGATCGCCTTGATCTTCCGAGTACGATTAGCACCGCTCATTCGCATCTCCAAACATCACTCATCGGCACTCCTCGGGCTGGCCGGTGGCCTCGCGCGGGGCATCGGTCGAACCGCAATTGGGGCACTCCGGCAAATGCAGGCCGAGCCCTTCGTAGTCGGCCCGCTCAACCTTGCAACAGGGGCAGATGTGCTCGCTTCGGCCGGTGGGCGCGACAGCGAGAGCGGCGCGGGCGTCCTGGTAGGCGTAGAACTTGCCGTCGCACGCGACCATTCGCCCATAGGAGTCCGCGAGCACGTCGGCCAGTTCCAGCGCTTCCGCGAGCCGGGAGGCGCGCTTGCGTTCCGCATCACCAATCGCTCGCTCTCGCAAAACGGCGTTGTCGAGAGCGTTTCTCCACTTCCCTGCCTCGCTCTGTAGTTCGTCCCGTTCCGCGAGCACGTCTCGCATCAGCGGCGTGTCCGCGCAGTCGATGATGTGCTGCAACCTGTCCCGTTCCTGCGTGACCGTGGCGAGCCTGGCCGCCGCAGCCTCGACGCGATCCCGCTCGCGGGAGACTTCAACAGCAGCGTCGGCAAGTCGTCCCTCGAAGTCGCGTCGAATCTGGGGAGCGCGGCGAGTCGTTCATCCCACCAGGCGGCATCGAAATCGCGTCCGTC